CCTGCGATGTTTTCCAAAGTGCAAAAAGGCGTATACGAGACCGACAATAACCCCAATAAATGCAAGGACAAGCAAAAATGGGAATGAGAGCTCAATGAGCCAAATCCCAAAGCTGATTGCCATACCTATCATTGTTTGCAACATGGTATAGAGGCTTGAAGGCGTCATACCAACTGAGGCAAACACTGCTGTTGTTGTAGCGTCGAGTGTGGGCACTGTTTTTTATACTTATGTTAATAATCCGACCTTTTGGCTCTGGTGAGCCGTGAGGGAGAAACATCGTTTCTTCTTAGTGAGATGAAGCACTAAGGTCAGGCGTATGCACTCCCCCTCACGGCTCACCAGAATCCTGTTATTTCACCAAAAAGCTTGTAGAGCATGAATATGGCTAAAGCTATCAAGGGAATAAATATCCACAAATTTATAATGTTAGGGTCTAAAGTTTGGGATATTGAACTTGATGCGATGCCTATATTCATGTGTTTTTATTTATTCCTTTTATCAATTTTCCCACCCATTTTATGAGTGTATAAGGGATAGTGAAAACCATTAGTCCAAAAATGGTGGAGAAAATTGCGAATATAAAGTAATAAATGAATACAAGCGTCATAAATTATTTTTGCCATTTTTTCTTCTTTTTTCCGCTTATCATGTTCCAAGTGAATCCCATGAAAGCGATGAAAAAGAATAGCATTATTATACCCTCACCGAAGGCTATAGTGCGTAATATGCGATTTGTATCTGTGGAATCAGTGGAACTTGCAGTTTCACTTCCACCTCCACCGAACGGACAAGGGCCATCTGAGTCCGAGAATTGGCCTATAGGAGTGCCTCCACCATCATTAAACCAATTATTACCCACTCCAGAGCCCGGAGAGTGGGTAAGGGTGTTTCCTGAGGCATCTCCATAATACAACGAGCCAACATCATCGACGTCATGTGATACTTTCCAGTAATTGTGGCCTGAGTCACCCCAAATTACTCTGTCATTAGCCTCATTCCAGTATTCACTTACTCCGTTGTGTGTGACTCCAGAGTCACAAAATTGCACATTGACAGTCGATTCTCCGAAACCAGAGCCTAGGAATCCTACATCAGCAAAGACACTCATCGGAGCTATGAGGAGTAGGATGAGTGTAAGTTTTTTCATTTAAAATCCTTTAGGTGATATTGTTTGTTGTCTTTTTCGACGAGAAAAGAATTTTAGTTGTGCTTTTCTGTGTCTATAGTTGTGAGAATGTCTGAGTCTTTTGTCTCCGTAGTCGAATATACCAACTCGGTTTCTTCCTGTATTTATTGGTAACCAAGCAAAGATTTTCATATTTATAATTCTATCCCAAATTTTTGATGGTACGCAATCACTTTATCCACTCTCCAAGGCGTAGCACATCTTGGTCTATCAATTTTTGAAGGGTTACGTAGTAAGAATTCGGTAAAATTGCAATATTTGCATGCCACGATACATATTTCTGGGTTATATCTGATGTGATATTTGACCCAGAAATTGTTTTTTCGAATAAATTGTTTGCAAATAGGGCATATGTCTCCATTTTTTTTAAAAATTTTCATCGAATTGTCTCTTTTTTAAAAAAAATCTCACGTAATTTTTTTCTAGTTTCTTCTTTTTCTAGTGCTCTTTTTTTGTATTCTGCGTTCGTTACAAAACGAAACGGCAGTGGAGCCATATTTTGTCTTTTTTTTGCCATTTTTTTCGCGGAAAAGGTCCCCTTTTCTTAAAACTATAACTAAAATATAGGGCGTGAGCCTCGTACTCGAAAAAAGTTTCGGACTTTTTTCGGACTTGGCTTCCGTCCTTATTTTAGTAGTTTTTTGCGAAAAAATCAAGCAAAAAAGCTGTGGATAACTTTTTTCTTTTCATTTTTAGAGGTGTTTTACTTTTAATTTCCAAACAGGCGGATTATTTTGTAAACCCCTGTCCCATTGCCATACTGAGCCTGTTGGAAAGCCCCTTTTATCTGGTATTTGTTCATACCAAGGCAAGGGTGGTGCTGGTTTTTTGAGTAACCGTAGGTTACGAAGAAGAACGACTAACCGTTCTTTATACGTTAAGTCGTAAGCACTGAAAAACACTTGCTGAGACTTAGGTATACCCTCAGCAAGGTAATCCGTATTATAAGCATTGAAAATGCTTGCATGTCCCCAATATTTTTTAGTAGACTCTGGTTCACTGTTTTCGTCTACGTTTTCGTTAACCATAGACTGAAACTCATACCGAACAAACCTAGGAACACCAAACCATGTCCCCGTCTTTACACACTTATAAAATCTGTTCACATTGCCTCGTGCAGACACTTGTATTGCCGTTGGCCTCTGGGAAATTATGTTTAGTGTCCTGTGGTAGTGTCGTGTATGTAGAATCAGTCTCCTCTTTGATTTTGCAAATCGAGTCCCCTCATAACTGTCAAACATGTCTTGGCCCTCATCGAAAAATATATGACAATCATTTAAATTTGATAACCACTCCACCATCTGTTGTGTAGTCCCAAAGTCGTCTGGGTCAAAGTAGTGTAAATTGTCGCTACAGGGTATAAAATAATATCTTTTTCGAAAAAACATCCAATTCCAAAAGCTCTGAAATAAGCTTTCTCTATCATCAAAATCCTGTACGTTTATGTGCCAGTTGACATAACAAACCTTTCCTTCCCTTAATAAGTCAATCACATCAGACGTACTAGCGTACGTTTTCCCATTCCCAATCTTGCCGTAGTACATGTTGATACTTCCCTCACTGGCTACAAAGGTATCTACTAAATCATGTGCTAAGACCCTTTTACCTATCCCTATTGTTTCCATGCGTTTTTCCATGCTTCAAAACTGACAATCAGTAAGGCAGTACCCATGTATTCTCGTAGATGTCCAGCATATAAGCCACTGGCTATTCCCCCCGTTATTAATGTAATCACAAACCAAAATAGCGTAATTTCATTTTCTTTCTTTTTCATCTTGTTCATCTTAGTATTAATGACTTTATATTACACAAATTGACTAATTTGTCGAGTGTACGGGTAATCTGTGTCCAAGTAACATTTTACCGAACAACATCAACCCTTAGAATGGAATAATGGCATACAAGAATACATGGAAAGGGAATATGGCATAAGGAACAGTAATCATAAAGCTATTCCATACCCCAAACATCCAAGGAACTACTGTATTCAAAGTGTTACCAACAATGGGAATACTTGAAACAGTAACAACGGGGAGCCAACTAAATATCATAGCTAATAAGTCTACTATTAAGCTAACAATCCAGACCCATATCATGATAAGTGTATTATATGGCTTCCAATAATTCTCGCAATGATATATGTTAGTGCTCCTAAACTAACCATAATTTCCCAATAGTATTCGGTTATATCGTAGAAAGTTTGTGTAGAACTACCTGTTGCCTCAGTATTTGTGGCATTTAGGAGCAAATCTATCCCATTTGTCGCATCAAGATGTATATGAGTACCACACCCAACGCATGCGTTTCCTATATGCCCTATTGTTCCGTCTATAGCTGTAAGGGTTGATGTAGCCGTACTTGTCGCTAAGTCGGTAAAATTGGCAATATAACCCCAAGGCCAGTGTGTTAGGAAGTCATCATGGAATGTAGTTCCTATAGCTGTCCATTCTGACCCTGTAGGTACAAAAAGGCCCACCATTATGTCTGCAAAGCATAATCCAAGGTCAAAATGGGCTAGGGAACACTCATCAAAGGTAAAATTTTGTATATTTGACCTAATTTCATAGGGAGTGGAACTTGCATTTTCAATTACGTACGTAACCCCATTCCAAAGAAAATGGATACACGGCAAGTCCGTAATTGAATCGTATCCCTTTATGTAGTGCAAGGAGCTCCCATCGTAAATATAGGTAACACACATGTATAAGTCATGGTGTCCTACTATTTCGTCTCCAGCAAATCCGTCGGTTGCATCTAAATGACTTGGAATATCTCTTTTATCCATGCCGTATATTCCTGGAAATCCATTATTGAAGCCGATTGACGGTAATCCGTTTGTTCCCCCTGCACTACCATTTCCTCCCCAATTTGATGTTTCCCAGCTAAAATCATTGGGGTATGTACTTGTTGCTCCTGATGAATTAAAGCTTCCATCAAAATAATAAGTACCTTTTGGAATTGATGGGTGATTTAAGTTGAAAAATGTATCTAGTTGTAGATTGCCCACATTTGTGGTATCAATTTTGTATAAATCTGGTGTACTTGTCCCTCGTTGTTGTGCATAAATAGTAAATGCACTAACATTTTTTCCCTTAATCAGTAATCCTACCATTAAAAACACTATCAACAGTGTGTAGTACTTCCATTTTGACTTTTTGTTTTTCATGGTATTGTTAATTGGCCACACGGCCGAATCAACCACGTATTGTGGTTTTTTTGTGCTTTGGAAAACTACAAGCTCTCCTAAGAAACCCTGCGATGTTTTCCAAAGTGCAAAAAGGCGTATACGAGACCGACAATAACCCCAATAAATGCAAGGACAAGCAAAAATGGGAATGAGAGCTCAATGAGCCAAATCCCAAAGCTGATTGCC